TTTGTTTACTGTAGTACCACCTTCTACAACATACCATCTTGAGTGTCCAAAAATAGTGTCCTTCACAAAAGCAACTCCTTTATTATGTGATGAACCATAAACTATATTAACTTCTCTCATTCTTCAATTATTTTAATGAAAACACCAGGATTATTTTTGTCATAACTGTAGTACTTTCCATCTTTCTTGTAAGCTCGTGGTACAATCCAATCCATGTTATCATCAACAATTAGTTTGTGTGCGGTAAGTAAATCAAGCGGTAACTGACAGGCGTTTCCAAAATCAAATTTATGTTTAGAATTACGAACAAAGTGAAATCCCAATACAATCTGTTTATCTGGTGTTTCCCACCCTTCAAAAGCTTCTAAGAATTTATTTATTTCTCCTTTTTTAACTTTTACAACTTTATCTCTCGAAGAATAATAAGTTATGTTTAGACTTGCAAGATAATTCTTGCAAGTCTTTGACATAAATATACCTTTAGAAGTTTTAACCTTGCTATTTTTTAAGCTTGGGGTATTTCCAGGAATAAAGATTTCCATTACAAATCAGAATAACTGTTATTACTTTTACTTGAATTAATCATTAATGTGTTTCTAATCCCATTAATTGATTCAACAGTTATTTTATTTATTTTATTATTAATAGTAGATTCATAAAGTGTTGTTGAATTTAACAAAGAATCTAGTTTATCTAAATGAGAGTGAGACACTTCAGATAATAGATCAGAGTAATCTACATCTTCATTTTCTAATAACTTACCATCTTCATCTTGTTTTAAAGTGGCTAAAATTGTAAATGCACAAACTCTAAGTTTTCCAACTTCACCTTTAGGAGAAGCTAAAACATCCATAGGATTAAATACAACTAATACAGGAGTGTCTCCAAAACTTCCATAATTATAATGTTTACTAGCAACATGGAATCCTGTAGAACAAGAAACTAAATTAGATTGATTTCCTTGAGATCTATCCATTCTGTTCTCAATTCCTATTTTATAATCATAAGATTTAGTGTGAGCATCTGTAAATTGAATTTCTTCAGAGTCTAGGTTTAAATAAAGCTCTTTTAGATTTCCAATTAGTTTACCTTCAAAGTTTTTACTAGAGTGAAATACGATAAGCTGTGAATCATTTTTAGTGTACTCTATTTGGTAAACAAAAAAATCTGAAGGATTCTTTTTCCATTTAGTTTTTACCTTTAAATACTCATTAGAAATGAAATCAATATAAACTTTATTAGAATCTTGTTTACTGATTACTCTCCTATAACTTAAAACTAGTCCTTCTTTAGTTATGTGCATTCCATGATGCTTTATAAAAGTAATTAGATCTTGTCTAGATTCTTCATTAGGATTTAGACATAACCATAACCAGAAGTTATCAATAGATTTGAAATCATTTTTTGAATCTAAGTAAGTATTGATTACTGTTTCTGGTAATGAAACTTCGACTCCTTTTCTATAATAAGCTTCATTTTTATGCTCAAATAGATCTGGATAAGCAGAAAATATATCATCTAGTCTTTCTATAGATTTATTGTGAGTTTCAATTACTTCTTTTTTAGTTCTATACCCTTCTATAAGCAACTCTTTTAATAATTCCTCATCTCCTTTAAAGTAAGCCTCTTTAAGTTCTAAATCAGAAACTGTTTTATCTGATAGAATTAACTCTCCTGAATCTGTTACAAATGATATTCTTGAACCTGATTTAAATATTCTCATTCTTTGGTAAATTATAATGTGTATAATCAATTCTCTTTCCAATACCTTTTAAGAAATTAATAAAGAAAGGTATTGATTCTTTGGTAACAATATTACCATAATTAGTAGTCTTTTTAAGATGTTCAAAGTTTTGGTAAACATTTCCCAATTCTTCAAGATCTCTTAACATAGCTTTATGTTTAGGATCTAGCTCTATTTCATAAAACTCTTTTGGAATAGTAGAAGCAAATGTATTTATTAGTATATTAATCTCTTCTAACTTTTCAAAATCTTTAACACATATATCTTTAATGTGCTCTAGGTTCGAAAATACAGCAGGATATTTATTGTTTTTTAATTCTCTGAACTTAGTTGCAGCTATAATATTCCTAACAGCTTTTGGTACATTTATAAACACTTCTTCCACATTAATTACATTTTTTAAATGTTTGAATTTTTCAAAGTTCTTTTCGTTAGTTAAGAAGACTTTATATCTTAAAAGCTTTTTTAACTTTTCATTTCGATGAGAGTATCTAAAGTTTCTTGAAACTCTATCAATCAGTTCATAAACTTTATTTAACTTATCTTTTTGCTCTTCCGTTCCATAAATAAATGTACCATGATCTTTACCTGTCATTTCCTTTGAAGTGAAATAATTAGACTCAAACACAGTATACTTATCTCCTTTATCAGATCTTCTAGCTAACTTAACTAAGAACTTTTCATCAGTCACTTTTCTCTCAGCTTCTCTTTTTACTCGAACTTTTTTTTTTGGTTCTGGTAAAGACTCTATAGGAATAACATTTGATAAAATATACTCATCAAAATCTACTAAAAACTCTTTAAAAGCTCTATACGAGTTTTTGTTTTCGTAGAAATAGTTTTGAATTGTATTTATAAAATGTCGCTTAGAGCAAGAGATGTTTAAAGTGTTTAAATAAGCAAAATTGTACCTGTTGTGGTTTATTGAAGTTGTAAGTTCTTTTACTTTATCAAAATCACGTTTTTTTAATGGTTCTTGGAATAGAATAGGTTTTGATCTAGAAAGATTTTCAAAATCAATTGAAGTTGCATGTTTGGAATGTGGATTATTAGCACTCCAAGAATAAAAAGAAACTCTTTGTTTTAGAGTTTTTGAAATAAGATTTTTATAATTCTTATTTATATAGTACTTGTAAATTGGTTCACTAAGTTTAAACCCCAATCTATTAAACACTATTTTCTCTACTCCCAAACATACTTTTTCTTTTATGTTAATAGAAAGTTCATTATTGTGATAATTATCAAGTACTTTTATATATTCTGCTAAATTTTCTACTTTTTCTCCATCTTTTTGTAAGAATTTAACATACAGTTCTTCAATAGCAAGTTTCCATTTTTCTCTAATTAGCTCTTTAGTTATATCGTTTAAAACAATTCCTTCTCTATTTGGAGTAACAGGTAAGTCACCTATTTCAAATCTCAAAACTATATAAGGATTAAAGAATAAAGATTTAATAAAAGGGTCAAATTGTGGAACTTTGTAAAATACTTTTCCTATTGCTAGTAATATCCCACTACTTCCATCAGGAGAGAAGTTCTCACAAAAGATACAATGCTTACCTTTTATACTTTCTACTTTAATATTAGAAAGTGCCCCAAGATAACTTAACCTATCAAATAAGAATGTTTGCTCTTGTACTTTATTATAAATAGCTTGAAAGTCATTTCTTTTAGTAGGAATAATTACAGAAGTATAATTCTTAGTATCTTCTTCTAGAATAGTTTCTGTTAGTAAACTTATTTCAGGAATACCAGATTCTTTATTTAAGATATATTTGTACAAAACATTATCCACTACCGTTTCAATGTAGTACATATCTGTATATGCAAACACAGAGTACTTACCAATACCAAAAGAACCTATTGCTTCATTATTATCTCTTTTAGTAGATTTACCAAACTTTCTATAAACATTATTGATCTTTTCTGGAGACAATCCAGTTCCAAAATCTTTTATAGTCAGAATGTTATCTGTAAGATCAATGATAATATTATCTTCAGTGTTTTTTGATTCTATGTGAGCATCATAAGCATTAGAAACAATCTCTCTAATCATAGAGCCAATAGCATCTGAATATAAACTTGAAGATAAAACCCACATAATGTGTTTTATATCAGACTCATCTACTGTTGCTTTGTAACTTTTAATATCTTCTCCTAAAACCAGAGAATCGTTTATTAAATCTTTTTGTAAAATCATTTTTAAAATTGTTTTTAAGTTTACTCTACTTTTGAAAACATGTTTTCTACTTCAATATTAAAGTATTCACATATTTCTGTCATTTCAAATACCAAGTAATTGTCTTTAATAGTTACTTTTGTATCTGTATTTGTCAGAAATGTAGACCCCAATAGTAACATAAAATCTCTAATATCATAAACATGTACAAAAAGATAAACCTCTTCTTCTTTGTCATGAGTTGTCCAATGCCACTCACTATTACTTCTTTCTACAAATTTGTGTAGCTCTAATTCTGTCATAGTTGTTTTGTTAAAAACTCTTTAGAATACTCAAGTCCTTTTGCTTTTACTAGGTCAAAACTGTCCTTATTCTCAATATCTGATGTGATAATTATAGGAAGACCATACTCTAATTTTAAGTATATCATTTGTGTCATTCCAGGTTTATCATAATCATAATTAATATAAATTCTTTTAAATCTAGTAAAGAAGTAGTCTATAACTTCTTTTGTAATAGTTTGGGACTCAGAACAAGGACTAGTAGCATTAAAACCAAGTTCATACCAGACCATAACATCTTTCATTGACTTTGTTATGATAAGAATATCACCAGTTTTAGGAAGTTGTTTAAATCCTTGCCAATCTTTCACTTTAGTTGTACTTAACCATTTCCATTGTTTATCTTTTTCTAGTGGACGATAGATTTTATATCTACCATTGATTAAATATCTAAATATTGGATTAGTAGGACTGTAACTCCATAACCATTTAAACCCTTCTCCTTTATTTAACCAAACTTCTTTTACTGCTTTAATATCAAAAAAATCTAAGGTAGCTTTAGTTATTCCACCTTGTAACCAATAATCTAGGTCAGTTTTAGAAAAATCTTGTAAAACAACTTGTATTTCAGAATCATATTTAGTAAAGAAACTTGAAGCGAGTACTTTAGATCCATTTCTAATCTTACTGTTTGCTTCAAAGTCATTGAATATACGCTTAATTGCATCTTTAAAGGATTCGTTATGTAATTCTGCTACTAATGAAATACAGTTACCTCCTTTTCCTGTACTAAAACAGTGCCACATTAAACTATCACCAAGTTTAAAACTAAATGAATGTGTTGTGTCACTAGAAAAAGGAGAACTATAGTGTTTATTTTGTTGAGGATAATACCCTAGGTATCGAAAATAGATTTGCATTTCCCCAATTCTATCTATTTTCTCTTTTGTTGTTAAAATTTCATCTTCTTTTGTATTTTTAAAACTAAACATTTAATCAATTTCAACTAATTCACCGTTTTTAACAATGTATTGGTAATCATTATCATCGTTATACCATTCAGTATAATAAACTGTTCCTGGAGTAAGATTACCATCTTCATCTGTATCTGAGTAAACATTACAAAGTTTGTAGTAATTTTCATAACCTTCTCTTTTTGCAATAATATTAGCAGAATCTAAGTCACAAGCATATTCAGTAGGAAGTACATTCCAATCAAAAACATACCCTTCGTCCATTCCTTCACCAGTAACACTACATTTTCTAGCAAATTTTTGACCTTCTATCATTTTTAAAGAAATTAAAAAGGGTAGCTATTAAACTACCCTTTATTTATAACTTATTGATTGTCAATTACTTATCAGAAAGGGAGATCGTCAACATCTGAAGCACTAGCAGTTACAGGAGATTCTTCAGTTGTAGCTTTAGCATCTTCAGCACCTTTAGGTTGTTGTTTAACACCTTCTTTCTCTTCGTTGTAAACTAATTGAGTAGGGTTAGTATCAATAGTTTCTGCATAACCTGCATAGTACAAAGGAATAGTTGGGTACTTACCATCTTGTGTAGCAACTATTTTCAGTCTTATGTTTCTTCCTATAATAATTTTAGAAAGACCCTTCATTAAAGTTTCAATAGAGCTGAGATCTAATTTTTGAATAGCTTCTTTAACAGTTTCTATTTTTTCTTTAGTTGCAATTTTAGAGAAAATATGTATTAGTCTTTTACCTAATTTTTCAGCTCCTTCAGCATCTCTAGGAAACATAATATCGTAATTGATAGTTTTGCCTGTAGAATAATCTAAGTCTTTTGCTTGATTAGACTTGATACATTCAAAAACTACAACACCTTTTTTCCAATCTGGATTACCATCTTTTCCCTTTACATCCTCTATTGTAGGTTCTAAAATTTTGAACTCATGAATACCTGTTGATACTTTTGTTCCTACTGATTGTTTTACTTCTTGTACGTTGTTAAATGAAAATCCTGACATAATATAATTGTTTTAAATTGTTTTTTAAATAATGAATTTGAAAAGAAAGGTCTGCAAATTAACAGAATTGAAAGCAATTCACAACCAATTTACTTACAGACCTTGAAAAATAAAAGGAAAATATCTTAGAAATCTGAGGATTCTAAAATTTCTGCTTCTTGATCTTGTACTATTGCTACTACAGAATCTTCTGAAACTAAAGTAGGTTGTGTATCACTCATTGTGAAAGTTGCTTCTTCATCAATAAAGTTAAATATAACACCTCCTTTAGAAGCTCTTGGGATTTTAATATCAAAATATTTAATCCCTTCTTTAATTTTAGATTGAGGAGCAGAAAAATGTTCTGCAATTTCTTTAATAGTTTTCTTTTGATCTACTAATGTTTGAAGTGCTGTTTTTGTGATGTTTACTACAGTTGCCATAATTGTTTTTGTTAAATTGTTAAAATTAAATTGAATAGTATTTACGAATTGTATCATCCACTAATTTTAGTGAATTTGGTATTAGGAAATCATTAAACATTCCTATTGGAGTTTTAGCTGTAGATTTAGCAGCTTTTGTTTCAAAATAATGAATATTGTCTCCATCAAATCCACCTTCTACTTTAGAGAATAAAACTATTGGAAGTAAAGACTCAGGAAAAATCTTTTTAAGTTTTTTACCTGTTGTAGCTAATACTTTTTTCTCATCTCCATTAACATCAGTAATTAATTCTACATGACCAAATAAATAAGCTACCTGATCTGTTCTTAATTTAGTGTTACAAAGATTGATTAATTCTACAATATCAAGAGCCATGTCTTTCCATTGATCAAAAGTCATTTTCTTTCTATCATTAAATTCTTTGAAAGTTAAATAACTATTTAATGTGTCAATTGCTACAGATTTTATTTTTTCATTTTTAGCACAATGATCTAAACATTTAATTATAGAATCATAGTCTACTGTTGAAGCATAATTACCTGCTTTTGTGTTCCACCAATTTCCTGGAAACGGTAATTCTTTTCTATCACAATTAATAATAAAGTGTGATTCAGGATTCATTCCTTTGTAACCTTCTTTGGAAAAATCATATTTTCCATCAGGATTAACTACTGTAGAAGTTGTTTTTCCTTCTCCACTTAACCCAAAAATACCTACTGTTTTAGCCATTTATAAATTTATTTTTAATTGTTTTTCTGCTGCTTCTTTATTCCTCCTATATCTTTCATACAAATAGTTAATTGGATGATACACATGATCTACAGGAAAAATATTAGATAAACATCTAGTGTGAAATTGCATTATTGATGAATCATCTCTATTTAGGATTTTCTTTGCCAAATGATAGATAACATGTTCTAACCAGTAAATCTCACCTTGTTTCTCTGGATTTTGTTTATGTTGGTAATGAACTTCATTATATTCATTTACACCAACATCGTAATCATACATAATGAATTCTGTCATTTGTATGAGTTTTATTTTATGATCTTCACTTAGACTTACTTTACTCATTGAGTTTTACTTTTTAAAAATAAGAGCTATTACCATAGCTGCTATACAAATACACGCTACACAAGCTACCATTACAATTCTATTAATTTATTAATTCCTATTTTACTTGTATCATACACTGTGTAACCTAAATCTCCAAACCTAGCTTTAATAAAATGAAGATAAAGTCTATTTAAACACGGAAGATTTTGATCAGTATATTCACTTAGATTTAATAAATCTGGTCTTACCATCATTCCTACCCAATCTAGAGCGTGCCAAATTTCTTTGCCTCCATATAAATCATCTTTAATAGGAGCATGAAACATTGGATTTTGAAGTCTATCTATTTTTTCTTGATTACCATTTAATTGACCAAGAAATATAAATGTACACTGTGTTTGTTTTTTTACTCTCATTGACATTTTACCAATGTCAGCAACTAATCCATTATTATCTTGGAACTTTTCTTTTTCTACTAATAATGTATGGTCTAGCATTACAAGTATTTTCCACTTTTCTCCTTTTTCTTTAAGTTTCTTTTCACATTCCCCGTGATAAAAAAGAATAGTTTCTTCAATATCTTTTACAGAAGAGCTGTTTTCAAAATATAAAATAGGAAGATTAGAATACTTTTGAATACATGCTTGAACTTTTTTAAAAAGATCATCTGATAAAGGTTCATTAAAAGACATTAATTTGTCCAATTCAATACCTAATTCAGCAGAAACCTTTTTCATTATAGTCATTGTACTACTAACCTCAAGATTCCAAGATAATAATAGAATGTTTTCTTTGTTTACAGTAAATAGAAAGTTTTCTATGATGTTTAAAAATGTAGTTTTACCTATTCCAGATCCAGCAGCTATCATATATGCCCAACCAGGTTGAAACCCCCCTGTAAACCTATTTAGTTTAGGATAAGGAGTAAGTATTCCTTTTTTTAAACCTTTTCTTCTTTCTTCTACTTCTATAATTGCATCTTTAACTGCTTCATTTGATCTTTTAGGTGTTAAAATCATTAGCTTAAAAACAATTTTTTACTTATAGACCTCTTTTTCTACAGTTAAGATACCAAAGAAGTTTAAGTTATCTGTTATTTTTTAGCAAGAGCTATGGTAAGAATTACTATTATTTATAAGTAATAAGTGACTTCACTATTAGAATTAGAATAGTTGTAATTAGAATAGTTATAAACCTAACTAGAACTAGTTATTGTAATACTTACCTTTTAATTTTAGTTGTTTAAAAACTCTGTATATTCTTTGATAAAAGTTTTTCCACAAAAAGAGCTAGTCTTTTCATCAGGGTAAAAAGCGACCCCACAATTAGAAATAGAATAGTAGCAATCAGAATAGAAATAAACCCAACCAGAACCAGTTATTTCAAATGCTGGATAATACTTACACTGAAATCTGTTACTCCAATCTTTTTTCCATCCTTGAGAAAATAATTTTTCTATTTGTTTGATTTTAAGATATGAACAGGTTTCCTCTTTTTCCCCCAGTTCTAAACAAACATCTTTGTAAGTTTTTATTTTTTCAAATAAATTATCAGGAGTGTTTATAATTTTTGTTAACTTATCAATTTCTTTTTGTAAAGAAATTAACTGTAATTGAGCTTCAGATTTGTTCATTTTTAAGATATTTATTTGATAAATTTTTAGAGTTACAATAAGATAACCACCCATAATAGGAAGCTATTGATTTTGTGTTTTTATTGTTTTTTAGCATTGATATAAATCTAAGCTTTATAGACTTTCTCAATAAGATGTGTGTGTGATAGAATTTATACCCTAGAAAGTCAATACCCCTACTTTTAACAGGAAAAACTTGATGTTTATTGTTAACTTCAAGTTTCAAGTTTATGTGTAAATACTGTTCTATTTCTATAAATAGGTTGTGTAAAAACTCTTTGCTATCAGATAATATTACAATATCATCACAATATCTGTAATAATACCTCACATTTTTTTCTTCTTTTATCCAATGATCGAAGTAGTTTAAGTAAAAGTTCGCTAAAACCTGACTTAAATAATTTCCCATAGGAAGACCTATAGTGCTATCAATAATATTGTCTAATAACAATAAAAGATCTTTATCCTTAAACTTTTTTCTAAGTAATTTTTTTAAAATTTTATTATTTATTGAAGGGTAAAATTTTCTTATATCTAACTTAAGACAACATGTAGTTTCATTTACATTTTTTAAATCTTTTTTTAGATCATACAATCCTTTATGAATCCCCCTGCCTTTAATGCAACTGTAAGTGTTTTTTGTAAAACTTTTTACAAATATATTTTCTATAATATTCATTGTTGCATGGTGAACAATCCTATCAGGAAAATAAGGAAGTTTAAAGATCTGTCTTTCTTTAGGGTCTTTTATTGTAAAGATTTTATATTTAGAGTTTTGAAACTGTTTTTCTTTTAGAAGTAAGTGTAATTTTTTTAAATTCTCTTTTTCACTTATTATATGATTTTGGACTTCCTTTTGATATAGTTTCCCTTTCCTTGCTTTTTTATCAGCAAGAATTAGGTTATCTATATCATAGATTTTATCATACAGATAACCTATCCTTTTCATTTTTAGTGATTATTCAAAAATTCCAAATATACATTGTTGAAATACTTATTTGCATGAATTGCCTTCTCTTCTGTTAAGTAAAAAGCGACCACACCAACAGAACTAGAATAGAGGTAACAAGAATAGCGATAAACCCAACCAGAACCAGTGTATGTATGCCAGTTATACCATTTCCTAGAGTTAGGATCTGACCAATTTAAAGAAATCTTTTCATTAAGTATGTCTGATATTTTAGATAACTTAAAGCTTGCATTAATTTTTCTCTCTATTTTATTATTTGGATTTTTAAATGGTAGACTGTTTACTGGACAAATTCCATCTTCTTCACAGACATCTTCCCATGTAAAAACTCTCTCTAAAATGTTTACAGGTTTATCTATAATAGCTTTTAGTTTATCTACTTCTTTTTGTAAACATTCTAGTTGTTTTATTGCATTTTCTTTTTTCATAATTTTAATTTTATAGTGCTTTCATGTGTCCTGATTGTTGTGTAACTTCTTGGTTTACATTACTAATTACATTTTCACAATAAGAAGCTAAAGTAGATTCATTATCTTTAGATACAAAATAACCTGAAAGTTTCATGTAAGACCAACCACTTCTTCTTTTTTCTTCAATGTACATAGTAAATGCTTTGTCAATTACATCTAAAGGATAAGAATTAGCTTTAATAAACTTCTTTAATTTAAGCCTAAATCCTACTAATCCTTGTCTTACTAAATAACCTCCAGACTTAACTTTAGCAGGAAACTTTTCATATTGTTTAGCACAAAACGTGTCAATAGTACTAATTACATCTTCTTCTTTTTCTACATCACTGAAAGAATGTATGATACTTTTACCCTTTTCTGTAATACTTACTGAAGTAATATCTTCTTTAAACTCAACAAAATCTACTAATTCTCTACTTTTCAGTAATTCTATATCAGAGACTTTAAACTCTCCATATTTATCTGTGTATTGAACTAGTAAATCTAGTCTTTTAAAATGAATTAGAGTTAAAAGATAATATTGTTCTAGAGTTATATCATTGAGAATTATTTCATCTAAATCAATTACTATTTTCATCCTTTAACTGTTTTAGTACAAGATTCCCAACGATTTAAAGTGTTATTCCAGATTTCAAATAATTTAGAAAAAGAATCATAATCAAAGTGCCTGTCTTTAAAATGTACACCATAATCATCAACCCAAACAATAATCCCTAAGTATTTTGAAGATTTTGTTTTACACTTTCTCCCAATCAAATTTTCAGCATCACTAAAATCATAAGGAACTTGTTTATTTTCAGGTTTTATTCTGTAATCATACTTGTCCCAGTCCCAACAAGGACTTGTAGCTAGACTCCATTCTTTAAGGGTTCCAAAAAATTCTATTTGCTTTCCAGCTAAAGCAGCTTGCATTACTTCAATTTTCTCTTCTAGTGTTTTCATTTTAATAAATCTTTACGTGCTTCAATCATTAAATCTACTAAATCAGAAAACTGTTCTTTTGTAAAAGAGAACTTGAAGTAATCATCTATATCTTCAACATTTTCCTCATCCGATATTAATAACTGTACCCTGCCTTCTATAGAAGAATTTGTTATAATCAAACTAGTTTTAGATTTTTCACTTTTATACATAGTTTGCATATGTATTTTTTGAATAGGAAATTCTTCAATTTTTGCAAGTTCTTTTAAAGCTTCTCTTTCATCTTGTGCTTGCATTTTTTCTACAATTTGTTTTTCATAATGTTCAACAGTTTGTTGTTCAATTTTTGGAGCAATTCCACCAGCAGAAAATACTTGAGCAGCAAGATGTGTTTTTTTACTGATTATAATTTCAGTACTCCAATCTCCTATCTTACTTAAAGGAAACATATATTTTTCCCATCTACTATCATATAATGTTGAACAAAATTGTTCTGGATCTGTTACTTTAAAATAATAAACATTTCCTTCAAACATTGGTGCATTAGTTCTGTTTAAAAGAGAAACATAAATTCCTCTTACTAACTCATCTTTCTTTAAGCCTAATGTTTGTTCTTTAAAAAAAGGTTGTGTAACTAAAAAACTAGCGTTTTCATTAACATCTTTACCTAGTTCTAGTTTTAATTTTTGTATTAATTCTTGTTGTGCTGTCATCTTTCAATTTTGTTTTTGTATGTAAGACCATAATACTTTTCATAAACTACTTTTGCTTTTTTATGGATAGGGATTCTTTGCTGTTTATGTCCTGCATTTAAGTATTCATCAATTACATCAACCGCTTCTTTTAAATTCTTTTCTAGTTTTACTATTTTTTCAAGCATAGTTTTTTTACGATAAACTTGCTTTATTTTTTCAAACTCAAAAGTGTAACTTTCTTGTTTAGAAAGGTTGTGTGTTTTTATTTCAGAAAGAATTTTAAGCTCTAGTTCTGTTAGTGACCTCTTCATAGCTTAATTTAACTAAATCTTCTATTCTATAACTAACTTGATTTATGTAATCTCCTTGATTAGCATTAAAAGAAGGAATAAGTTTATCCACACAATCACTTATTTTTGAATTAGCTGCTAGTAAATCTTGAATCAATTTAGTAGGCTTTTTCTTTTGATTCTCTGGTTTTATTCCTTCATCTTGTAATACTTCATCAAGACAACATAAAGCTGTCCATACAGCAATTTGAGCAGTTAATATTTTAGCAACTTTTTCATCTTGTGTCATGTAGTTTTTTGACTTTAAAAACTGCTATTTTATGATTTGTACTACTATCTAGTGATAATGCCCATACTTGGTCAAATCCAACCTCAAAAGAGGTTTTATTAAAAAAGTAAAACACAGGATAAGATATGTCAATTCCCCACATACTTTTTATAACAATTGAACCCTTTCCTATAATAAGTCCTTCATCAAATTGCTTTTCGTAAATAATAGGTTTATTAACTGCTTCTTCTACTGTCATAATCCTTTTTCTAAAAGTTTACTATAATCTGGCTGAAAAAATCTTTTCCCTTTAAGTATTTTTCCATCTGACTTTCTCAAGAAAACATAAACATCTCTACCATTGATATTTGTAACTCTATAAGTCCAATCATCTTTACCTGCAACTGTAGCTAAAGCTTCATCTAAAGAGTAACAAAATTTAGACATATTTGATCTCATTGTTTCATCATAAGCTTCTTGAGCTATATCTGTAAAACCAGAAATGCAATACCCACCATTAACAACTACAGATAAATCACAAAGAGCATCAAGAGCTTCTACTTTATTAAAATCGTCAGTGTCAATTTCATAACTATTAGCATTTGAATAAGAATTACATATTTTGGCAAAAGTGTCTTTCATTCCATAAGCATCTGCTAATTCACTTAACTCTTCAAAAATTAACTTTAATCGTAATTTCCTATCTTCTATTGAAGGAATATGATTTTCTGTACTATAAGCAACTGTATGTCCACCTGCTTTTTGAAATTCTATTATTGATTCTAACATGTTATTTATTAATTTGTTTAAAATAGTCTTTAATTGTAGAATTGTTAAAATGTGTTTTTTCAGGATTCCTACTAGAAGGTGAAAAATATTGATCTACAGCATTTATATAAAATGAGTATTCTCCTTGATTAAATATTTTCCAATTTGAATCGTTAAAGAATCTTTTTATTTTTAACTGCTCAATAGCCAGATTATCAAAAGAAACTACGTTGAACTTAGAAAATAACTCATAGACTTTCCAGAACCATTCTTTATGTTGCTTTGAATTAATGTTCACTTTTCCTGAATTAAACCCAAAATCTTTTTCTCCTAATATTAATATCTTTTTAACTCCTTTTAAACTTAAACTTTCTACATCTTGATAATCATCTATACCAGATATAACGTGAAACACACTATTTGGATAATCTAGTATTTTTTGAGGGACTTTCCAGACTAAATCTTTCCTATAAGAAATCCCTAAACCCTTAATCCAATTCTCAGATATAGCATATAAAAGTTTATCAGAATCTCTTAAAATGTGTCCCTGGTTTATGGTTAAATTACAAACAAACCCTTTATCAAAACTCCATTTAAGAAATTCTAACAAATTTTCAGTTAAGTTATTACACCCTATAGCTAGTTCAATCCCTTTTGGAAGACCTATTAACTTAGCTTTTAAACTGTTATAGTCACATTCTTTTCCATTTGTTACTGCTGATTCATGACAAAAACTGCAAAAAGCTTTGTTTGTTTTGAGGTTTAAACCAAAAGAACATTCTGTAGAAACACGAATATCTATATTTAAAGGGTATTCCAGCTCCAAACTATTTTCATACTCAATAGTTCTTGATCCATTATTTTCAAGAACTATTGAAGCATTTCCATTTGTATAATTAATGGTTGTCATGATCTGTTTGTAGAATGGAGTTAGAGCTAAAAAGAAAATCTTTCATTGTTTGGGTGTTTTCAAACATATAATCTAAATCCCTATCTTCAACAGATTGATGGTCTATATATCCATCTCCTAAACTAGAAAAATACGTTTTTATTTTACCATCGCTTTCATAAGACCTTTCTTCTTGTTTCCAAAAATCTTCTTCATATTCAACTTTTTCACAACCAGTCACTTCTTTTAAAACACTCTCAAAAATCTCTTTAAACTTATCTTTGTTTTCGTTCGACCAGTCTCTAATGTAAACAGATAGGTATGAAGCTTTGCTACCAAAGTCTTGGTAATCTTCTATTTCCCACCCAAATTCACCAGAATTTATAAAAACATTACCCTCATTATCAACTTTTGGTACATTGTTATAGACTCCATTAGAGTTATCTATTGTTATACTGTGACAACTACTTGAGTTTGTTTCAAAAACATTTTTTCTTACTAGCTTTTCCATAATTTTATTTTAACTATCTATTAAATTAACTAATTCTTTTTCTTGTAATAATTCCCAAAAATAATCTCTAATACTTTGTATTGTGTTAACTCTTTCTTCTTCTCCTTTATCTTCAGCTAAATCTTGTTCTCTTTTTAGATGATTTCTAAGATCATAAAGAGTTAAGTACATATCTGAAGCTTTTGAAGCTAGGCTAAAATCAAAGTTATCCTCTGGGAGTTGAAATTTTAAGATTGCCCGCATTTTGATAATGTTTAAAACCGTTTAAAATTGAATTAACATGTTTTTTTCCTTCAGGGTTAGCTGAATGACAATTCCATTGTGACAGAAGTACTTGGTGGTCTATACAATGTCTTATTAGTGCAGCAGCACAATCATAACCTGTGTATTCTTCAAAAGGTCTTTCTTGGTAAATGTAATCGAGCCATTTTTCTTGAGGAATTCCATAATGTTTTTCATGTAAATCAACATCAAAACATACTCCATCAGGAACACCATAATCTTCAAGGTACTCAATAAACTCTTTATAAGATTTTACCCAAATAACTTCATCTCCCTCAAGTAATTCAAAAGGAGAAAATACTAACCAATTTGCTTCTAAATCAAATGGATTTCTTTGGTCATCTAAAAAGACAAGGACTCTGCTCATACATTCTCAAATTTAGATTTCATTTTTTCTATTTTCTTTTGTAGAGTAAGTTCAAACATTTGAGGTGTAATTGTAAATAAATGTTTAATTGCTTCTAACTGAATAGTTACATCAACTACTTCATCTAAAACTCTTCCATAATGTTCTGCTCTAGATAATTTATCTTTTGTAATTGATTGAGTTAAAGCAACTCCAAGCTCATTTAATTCTTCTAAAGCTTTAGTAATAGGTTCTTTAGTTAAATCAGTTGCTTCTTTTATTAATTGGATTTGTTCTTTAGTTAACATAATTAATCTGTTAATTCATTCAATGCTCTTTGCATGTAAAGTATGTCATCCATTTTTTCCTCTATTGAGTGTTGTAACCACTCTTTTAGTGGTAATTTGTTTTGGTCTAAAGTAGTGTTATATTTTTTAACACCTAGTTCAGATCTTTTTAAGAAATTATTCACAACTTCTTGTACAACTTTATCTTGATAAACGATTTCCATCATTTTTGCATTTGTTTAATTTGTTCATAAATTTTTTCACTTAACACTAGTTTAGCGTTTTTGTGAAAAGCTGTTAAAAATTGAGATCTTTCTGTATAAGCATCGTTTACACAAAATTTACATCTCCCACTTCTTTTTACTCCACTGTTTTTTACTGAATTTCTAACATGAAAACATTCAATAGGATAAGATGTTTTACAAGTAAAGCAAACTCTAGTTACACCATCACAAATGATCTTAGTTTTCGCCATTAGACTCAAAGTTTTTCTTTTCTTGGTAATTTAATTTTGTGTATTCAAATAAAGGAATCACTCTACCTTTAATGTAAGTGATTCCTGAAGTTGATTCAAAGGTTTTAATACATTTGTAATTCATTTATCTAGTTTTGAATAAGTTTTAAAGTTTCTATTAATCTTAAAATCTCTTCAGCTAATTTATGTCTACCATAAAAACAGTTATCACAGTAACAATTAGGTTTAGCGAAGTTTCCAGTAGCATCAATCTCTTCTTTATCATAACCATATTCTTCAGTTATCATAAAATCAGGATTTCTTCGATCATAATAACAAAGATTTATTTTTACTTGATTGTCTTTCATAATCTTTCGTAAATTAATTGTAAATCTTCTGTTTCTTCTTCAATAGTAGGGCACATATTAATCTCAACATCTTTTACTGTACAATCAATACTAAATAATTCATTGATTTTATCAGCAATATATTGATAAGATTGTGCTCTAATATTAGGTTCAATTAGTTGAATAAAACTTAAAGCTATTTCAACTTGGTTCTGCTTTTGTTCCATCTTTAGCTAAATTTTTGTTAAATTTTCTAAATCTTTTATTCATCTTGGTTTTAAGAAACTTGACATTTTTAGGATTAGATAAATAACGATAGATTCTCCTAGCATAGCATAAGTCTTCTTCATTACCATCAATAGGAAACTCTTTTTTACCATTATTCTTACTTTTCATCTTCTTCAGGTTTTTTCCAAGGTTCTTCTAAATTCCATTTTTCTTGTAAAGTATAACTTTTATTCATACACCAAGTATATGGGTAACAAAAGAAATCCCCTAAATAGAATAAAGCATTAACAATTAGCACTTTAATTTTTGTTTTCATTTTCTTCTATTTTTACAAGTTGAAATGTATCTTCATCCAGTTTTACGAGATTATAGTTTCCAACTAAATCTTCATAAATAGGTAAAGATATTCTATTATTTGCTATAGTTTTGTAGGAGTGTCCAATACTAGAAGCTCTTCTAATACACATGTCATTTGTACTAAACGAGACTTCTTTAAACTTAATCCAATTGACAGCATCTTTGGATAAAACTATTTGACACCTAGCTTCAAAGTTATTCTTTTGTCTTGTTCCATTTCCTCTATAACCTGGATTTTGTGGAGTAGACCTTTGAATAATTTCAATTCTACACTTAATTACTACTTTCATAATAGTTCTAATTCTTTTTTAACTTCTTTCCAATAGTTTTTACCATCACAAGAAACATCTCCTTCCCAATTTTTTGCACCAACATCGTTTAGTATCAAGTTAATTGCAATTAATGCGTATCGTTTAGGATTATACACCCCATCTTTAGTAAGTGCTTTAAGCATTAAATTTCTTATTTTCTTGGCTTTTGCTTTAGGTGTCATAATAATGATTTATATGTTTCAAATGAATCAAAGTATCTTACATTAGATACATCTTTTAAAGCATTTTTCAGCCATTGTTCTTCTTGTGTGTTTGGCACAACAAGAATAAACAAGATTGCTCTTTTTCCTTCAATATATCTACAAGCTCTAGTAATACGTTGAATGATAGTGTTAGCTTTAGATGTAAATGCTGTAACTATTCCCATATTAATAACAGGAACATTGTAACCTTCACTTAAAGCTTTAGTAGAATTAATGATATTTTTTTTCGTTCTTCTATCTGCAAATAACTTTAAAGCATCTGTTTTTTCACTCTCTTTCATTTTAGAATGAAACATAACAGCTCTATCTCCACATAATTTATGGAGTTTGGTAGTAAAATCATTTGTTTCAGAAAAAGTAATAGTGTAATGTTCTGGAAATAATTCTACAAGTTGTTTAGCTACAGTTAGTTTCTGTTTAGCATTTTGAGCTATAGATTTTCTGTTTCTAATAGCTGTAAATAACATTGTAGCATTTCTTTTATCAATTGGACTAGAACTGGAATTGTCCAATATAGATTTAGCTTTTTCAAAAGCATCAAACTTTCCTAATAGATTAGTGTAATAAACAAATCCTTGTTGAGCTTTTTTATACTTCATTAACTCATCACCACTAAAAGGAATATCTATTACATTAATAGTGTATTCAGAAACTAGTTTTAACTCTACTGCTTCATTTAAAGTTAGTTCAAAGGATTCTGGAGCGACTCTAAGAAGATTGTCTAGTTTGTTTTTATCTTTAGGTTTTGTACCTGTCAAACATAAAAACTTTACTTGAGGAAATAAATGAATGTGGTTTATGATATAACCATGTACTTCAGAATCAGCACAAAGATGTGCTTCATCTATGATAATTACTGTATATGATCCAATATCTACTTTAGCATTAGAAGCATGACAAACAAAATCTACACTTTCTAATTGTTTAGCATATCCCCATTTTTTAAATTCTTTTACCCATTGCTCAATCAAATTCTCTTTTGGAACACTTATTTTTACTCTTCCTCCATATTTCTTAATATTTTCAGAGGCGGCAATAATTCCAACTCTAGTTTTACCTGAGCCTGGAGACATAAATAGAGATGAGCGTTGACCCATCTCTATATGTTTTCTTAAAGCATAATTATGAATTTGATTCTTACATTGGATTGGATCAGTAAATTGTTTGAAAAACTCAAGCTCTTGTTTGTTCATAATTTAGATTGAACTAATTCTTTAAATTTTTCAGTCAATTTGTCTAAATCAAGATGGCTTCCGCCATTTCTGTATTCTAGATTTTTACCAATAATAGGTTGAATATCTTTAATACTAAGCATAGGCTTATTTAAAATAATCCATTCTTGAGCCTTATCTTCTGTTGAAAAATAATAATAACCTTTTTTTCCTAACAAATTACCCGAAAGATTGCCTGCTTTACTTCCTAAAATTTGAAAATCTAGAGTAGTATGACAATAATAATCACCTTCAAATATTTCAATACCATCCTCTGTTAAAAATAATGGAGTTTTAACTTTTCTAAAATTGTTTAAACAATTTCTATAAGTACCTTTATCACCATTTTGATTAATTGTAAAATCAATAGTTCCATCTTCTTTTGCACGAATTATTTCAATTTTACAATCATTTCCTTGCCAATTACTTCTTATACTTTGAACAGCATCACCAACAGTAAAAACTTCAGAATCAGATTTTCTTTTAATTGAATGAATATTTGAATAACAGTTTTCGTAATTTATAGTAGAACCCATCATTCTATCATACCAACTCAATATTTCATAATTTTTTTGTTTTTTCTTTTTTACTGGAGTTAGTTCAAATTCCTCACCATCAATTATTATATTTTTCATTTTTTATTATTTTTGAAATTGTATTACTATTGGAGTCAAATTTTATTGAAATTTTTCTTACATTTAAACCATTTTTAAAATGATTTACCATTTCTAAACATTGGTTAAAAGAAAATTTATGGTTTTCCCAAGTTTTTCCTTTGTTTGTCTTTTTTCCTGAAATTAAAATTGAATGGTTTATATTTTCTTTTGCAGTTACCCACTCTAAATTAGTGACCACATTGTTTGATTTATTCTCATCAATGTGATTTACATAGGGTTTATTTTTTGGGTTAGGAATAAACGCTTCACAAACAAGTCTATGCACTCTATAATTTACTTTTTTACTATCTCTGGATAGTGTCAATATTCTATATCCTTGACAATTTGCAGAATTTAGTATTTTGGACCTTACAAGTCTTGTTGTGTTTTTATAATTTCTAGATTTCTCTAAACTTTTTATTCTACCTAAATTGCTTATTTCATATAAATCCTCAAAGTCTTTTATAGGTTTCCACATTTCTTCCATATTTGTTTTGTTTTAAAAGATATTAAGCACTTTCCAATTAATTACGTCTTCAAGTGCTATTTATCTCCAGCACTTTGCTGACCTAATCTATATTTTAACTCTTCTAAAAAGAAAAGATGATACGCTACCCATTGTTTATCTATACTAAATGTAATTTATGTTCATAATAGATTAATTAAAGTATAGTTCAGGAAACTCAAATCTTGTAGAACTTTCAATCTTTTTTACGTAAGCATTTAATAAAACTTTATCTCTTTTCATTGCAATTGAATCATGATAATCTTGCATTGCTGTCCAAACAAAATCTGGTAAATCTTGATCTAATGCTTCTTGGGTTAAAATATCTTCCTTTTCATAGAAATCAAATAATTCATTAACATTTCCACAGTACTTTAAGTGTTCTCCTTCAATTAAATGTTTTCCTACTGCACACCTTTTTTTATCATTTGTTAAATACAAACATAATTTTTCATGAATGTCGTACCCACAAGTACTCGGATCTTCTTTATAAGGAAGTAATGTGTTTAAAATAAATTCTCTAGTCATTTTCTAATTCTTTAATAGTTTCTAAAGTTACTGTATCAAATGATTTATAAACACTTGCTTCTCCTGTATTAAATTGAAACATTTGAGTTTTATATTGTTTCAAGTTGTATTTAAGAATTTCTATTGCAAAATTCTTTGCCCAAGAAGGAACATTTACAGTTGCGTTTGGATAAACCTTGTGAAATATTTCATTACAATCTATCATTTTATTAAGGTTAAAGGGTATGAATTTAAGATTGAGTCTTGGAAATCGGTAATACCTTCTTCATCTAGTAAAAGCATCCCTGAATGGTCAAAGGTATTCCAGTCAACACTTAGTTCTTTACTTGGAATATCTTTACTTAGTTTTAAAAGAGTTTCTTTGACATGGTACTCAATAAGTTCTTTAGCTGCATTAGTGAAGTCTTCTTCGTTCATCATGTGTTCATAATCCTTATTTGATAATGATGTAAGATTAGAGTGTTTTGCAAATACTTGTTGTATTGTCATTTTAAAATAATTTAAGTTGATCTGGTTCAAATAAATTCTGTTGTTTAACTTCAAATAAATCAATGGTTTTTTGAGCTTTTGAAATGTAAAATTGATATTTAATATCTTTTGGAAAAGGAACATTTACTCTATTTAATAAAGTAAGTTGTAAACCTTTCATAACATGAAGTTTTGTACCAATTTTTGTTTTCCTATCTTCTTTAATTTCTTCTTCATCCATTTGTTCAAATTCTATTTCTTTTTTAGTAAGCTCTCTATATTTACTTTTATATAAATAACCTCCTTTATTAGAAACATAGAACCTGTTAAGCTGTTGAACATTTTCACCATTGAAAGTCACTTTATAATTCTTAGCAATCTTTTTAGCTGCACAAAAATCAAAAATGTTAGTGTGGTTTCTAATAGTTTGTTCAATTGGGATATTGTTTAGAAAATATTCTTTAACCGCAATTGGAATAATTAAAAACTCATTTGATCCATCTAAAACCTTTTCATAAATGAATTCCCCTTTAGTTTTAGGATCTTTTTTAGGATTTTGATAAATAGCTATATAATCATTTACAGATTTGTAATAAATAGATTTGTAATCTTCGTGCTCAAATTCAACATCAAATTCCTTTTCAATTGTAGAAATAATGTTTAGGTATTTTTGTGCATCTTCTTTATCAAGAAAAACTTCTTGTCCATCCGTATTACAAGAAACAACTTCAATTTGATTAAGATTTGATTCTTCAAAAGCTCTAAGTAAACACATTTGTCCTGTAAGTCTTAAAGCCATGATTTGAGGTTGAGAATATAACCAAGAATATTCAGAATCTAATAATCCTGTTATAGCATTTAAAATAAGCTTACCTGTAACATCATCATTTACATCAGATGATTTTGGAACTTCACCTATTTTTTTAGAAGATTGGACTTTACGTTTAGCTTCCATCCTTTCATCTTTTTTACCTGAGTAAATATCCAATACATCATAAAGAGATTCTCTTATAGACTTATAGTTTAAGAAGAAATTAGGATACATGCTCGCAACGTCACTTGTCTTTACAATTTTAGATTCTGATGTAAAGTAGGATTCGTTTTTATTAACACTATGAATACCTCCAGAACCACATGAAATCTTAATGTAGACACCATTAAACTTTTTGAAGATAAACTCTTTAGAGAATCCATTATAACTGTTCTGAATCTCTTTAAATAAGTCCTGGAAAAATTTAGTTTTAAAGTTTATCTGAGGAAGATAATCACCATTTCTAAATCTTACTTTCTCATGTTTGGTGTTTCTAATATTCTTTTTAAATTCCCAATACGGTTCTTCTTGTTGCCAATTTTTTCTGCAATAAGCATCCAATAATATTTCAGAAGCTATTTTAGGAGCATCCCAAGATAGCATGTCTAAACCATATTTCTTTTTGTTATCAAACCTAAGATTTATTTGATCTCTTAATGTTTGAGCTAATTTTTTAGTAACTGCGTTATCAAGCTTGTTATATTCAAGAATAGATTGTTCATCTTCTAAAGTTAAAGATTTTACTGAATGGTGGATAGGCATTTCTTGAATATCCATATCAAGATTTACAGCAAAATATTTTAAACTTAATTTTTTTGACATTCGTAATCCCTTCGACCAATAAAGAAAAAGGTCAATATTACACCAAGGGGCTTTCCATTTGTATTGACTATAAGGCTTATAGTCATCCCATCTTTCATCTTGATGTATTACACATTGAGCAGCTTTATAAATTTGTGCAACTGTAACATTTTGTTGACTTATCATCCAAAACAAAATTGTACTATCAAAATGGATTCCGTTAAAAGAAATTAAATAAGTAACTTTGGATAAAAATTGTTTTATTTGAGAAAGATGGTTTATTTCATCTTTGATTACAAACTGCACTTCTTTGTCTGAATCATAATCTGTGAACGTAACACAGAAAAATGGACTCAGCGTTTCCACATCGGCTATAACTCTCATAATTTATTCCTTGTTATAATCCAGCATTTGTTTTTCATTGTTTTGTTGATTAAACCATTTTACAAATTGTACTATTGTTAAATAACAAGATTCTAGTCTATTATTTGGGACTGAATTACAAAATAGTGTTTTTGCATCAAAATCATTCTGATGTATATAGCAAGAATCTCTACATATTTCTACACAAAATAAGTAAGAAAAATCTTTTGAAAGGTATTCTATTTTTTCTACACAAGCCATTAACCAATTCCAATCTGTATCAAAGTAAAGTGAATCAAAACAATTATCTTGTTCAACTTCACTCAAAACTCCTTCACTATCAAACCAACCTAAATCAGTTTTTTGAAATTCTAAAAACTCAGCAAGTAATATGTTATTATCTGTATTCATAATTTTAGAAATTTAAGGGAGTGTATTTCAACTCCCTTTAGTTTATTTGTTACTTTGTAAAAACTCATAGATTTGTTCAATCTGATTCATAGTGATTTTTATATCAGATGAAAGTTGAATAAAACTAATTGTTCTGTTTCCACCACCTCTTAGTTCTACCCAATCTTCAACTTTAAATTCAGGAGCATAAACGGGTTCAAACCACAAATCAAGAACTCCTGCCTCTTTCAATCTTATAATACCGCACTTTAATATCCTGTCACTTTCTTTTAATAGATATTCTTGTATATCATATCTATTATTGTACTCTCCGATATGTGCAGCATACTCTTTGCAGTGTAAAAACTCTTCTTTTAACTTGTACCCTATGATCTCTTTTTTCATTGTTTTTTCTTTATCATCTTCAAAATCTAATTGAGAAAATTCTAATACTTCCCAATTATTCATAAATTCAAACATAGGTCCGAACCAAGTTTGAATATTTGTATAATATTCAGCATTTTTAAAATATCCAGGAGTAAGTTTATGAACTTTATTCAACTTATTCCACTGTTCTTCATTCTCTATTTTTACAGCTTTTTTACCTTTTGCAAATTCTTTAATTGTGTATTTTTTCACAATCTTGATTGATAATCTTTAATAATTCTATCTTTAATTTTTAGATCTTTTTGAATAACTACAATTGAATCTTGTAGTATTTTCACATTTCTTTTAGTTTTTACATTATCATCAATTAAGATGATAATGTAAACAACTATACCTAATACAACCAAATATCTCATTTTATAATATATTCAATTTCAACTGATTTTGTATTTGACTTTAACCATTTTTTATAGTGTTTATCAATAATGTCTAAACAATCTTCCATTTTTTCTTGAAATTCTTCATTGGTTACTTTTTCTCCCCACCATCCTAAATTGTTAGTAAGTTCAAGTTTAAACCCAAATAAGCTAATTGTCGTTGCAACAAATTTTGCACTGAATTCAAAACTCCCGTCAAGTTTTGTGTATTTTTTTAATATGTATTTCATAATTACGATGTTTGTAAAGCTCCTATTTGTGCTAAAAAGATGTCTGAAGCAAGTAAAGCTTGTTGAATATCTTTCATATTCTCCTTATAAACATCAGATTTAATTTTCTTTTCGTATTCTTGTTGTTCTCTTTTAAAATCAGCTCTACGAGTAGATTCTCCATCTAATTCTTTGTAAGCTAAATTACTTTTTGGTTCAAATTCTCTTTTGATTCTAGGATTTACATCTGGAATTGGTTCATTGTGATGGTTTATAAGTTCACCATCTAAAACTTGAGTAAATACTAATTCGTATTGACCGTGATTAATTTGAAACATGATATTAAAATTTAAGAGTTAAAAGATTTGGTTAGATTTAATTTGAATTCTTTTACAAAGTAAAAGTTCTTCTAAGTTTAATTGTTCTTCAATGTAATCTGGAAACTGCTTTTTAAAATGTAAAATACACATTTCAGCAGAATTTAATAGTTCTTCATAATGCAAGTTTTTTGAAAAACCTATTCTCCCAATTATTGTAGAAACCTTTGAGTACCACAAATAAGCTTTTTTAGCTCTATTTTTTTGTTTTCTTAGTTTTATTTTCTTTCTGTACTGAAGATAATTCTTTATTGGTTTTCCAATTTGAGAAAAGATTTTCGACAAATTCATCCATTTTGGTAAAATCCAAAATTTCTTTAAAATTGATTCCGTGAATAGTTTCATCTAACATGAGTTTTAAAGTTTAAAACAGTCTAGCTAAACACTAGACTGTTAATTAATTACAATTTATTGTGTTCTATAAACTTTTTGATTTGTTCTATGTGAGCAATTGTGATCTCAACATCTGAATTTAATTTGATAGATCTAATTGTTCTATTTTCTCCAATATTTAGGAAAGAATCCACGTTACCTATATTTTTAAACCAAGAGATTTTAAGTTTAGCACAATTGTTTCCATAAATTATGAAATCACGATCTACTTTTCCATCGTATTGATTTATACGAGGAAGTTTTATTTCATTTTCTTCTTTCCATTTCTTGATTTCTTCTGGTGTTGCGTGTCTTTCAATCTTTTCAACAATTGTTGTGTTACTTTCACCATTAAAAATGAATCTAATGTATTTTCTTTTGCTTTCTATGTTGGTAATTTCTAAGATTTTAACAATTTGTTTAGAAATCATATCATAACCACCGTAACCCCCAGCATTATCTTTTAATAAAACAAAATCCCCAACCTTAAATTCAGGTTCAGGTTGATATTGATCTAGAAATTGAATAAGTTCTGAGAATGTGATTTTATCACAATTTGTACTTCCTTTTGAACTTAAAAACTCTTCTCTGTCCCAATAAATATCATTTTGTTTATCATTTGTACAAGTATTTTCAGACCAATATTTAATTTTTTTCTCATCACAATAAGCTTTAATAGCTAATCTTTGTGATAATGTACAATTTTCAATGACAAATTCTGTTTCTAATAGATTTTTCATAGTTGTTGATTCTTTGAGTATGTGTTTTTTGAATTGATCGAATGTTATTTCTGTGTAACCATTTAGTATCATGGTTTCACCTGTTTTTGTATCACAATAAATGAATCTTTCTGTGCCTTCTGTGTAACAAGAACCGTGTTTTTTATTAGCCCATTTATTAAGAATTTCAAAATTATCTTGATTTCTTAAAACACACCACTTCTCTGGAAACTCTTCTTCATAAAGTTCTATTTCATGTTCTAGAAAATAATCTCCTGTTAAATCATTTTCATCATAAATATGATAAAGTCTGTGATCCCCTCCTTTACTTTTTCCAGTATAATACAAGAAATCTTGATTAAGTTCTTTAGCTTTTCTTATTGCGTAAGATTCATCGTATCTTTCTCCAACATTTTTAGTTTTAGGAATTTTACATTTATCTCCTATTTTTATTTTAAACCCCATAATAATATTTAGTTATTGTTTGGATTGCTATTTCTAATAAATGTGCTTGAATTGGTGTATGTATTTGATTTATTACACCAACATCAATTTGTTTTGTATCAAAAAGATACCTTCTAACTACCTGTAATAGTTGTACATCTGAAACATTCTTTAGTAAAAGAATATCTTTAGCTTCTTGTTGTGTTATCATTTTGTTAAATCAAAGTATTTATATGTCTTTGTGTATATCATTTGAAAAACAAAAATAGAAACCAAATAGAACATATAACCAAACAACATAGGTTTATTTATAGTATGATAACTTAAAAATTTAAAAGCTACTATTTCAGACACCATCATTAAAAACACAGCATAAGCTGAAAGCTGTATTAAATTTATCACTTGCATTATTACTTTCATAGTATTATTTTTCCTTTAGTTTTACAATGTTTTAAATTATAATGAAGAATATCTACTTTATTAAAGTATTTCTTATTCATTAGATCAACAATAATATATTTACCTGATAGCTTACCTATTCCTTGAATATGTAAAGTATCACCATATTTATATTTTTGTTTAAGGTTATGTGAAATAGCACACCATTTTAACTTATTTTGTTTAAGTAAGTTAGTGTCAATTACTTTAAGTGATGCTGTAATTAATGGTGTTGAATCACACTGACTGATTGAAGGGTTGTAAACAGATACGCTTACATTTAATGTTTTAACTGGTTCTATATATTTTGTGTCAAAACAAAAATCCCCACTATTTAACATAGTAGGGATTAATAATAAGATTAGTGTTTTCATAATTATGGCATTTTCATTCCTGAACCACCAACTCCCATTGAATTAGCTTCATTAACTTCATAAATAATTGATCTGCTATAAGTACTATACCTAATGTAATAATACATCTTTTTAGGATCTGTACTTGCTCTATAAGCACTTAGATCTTTCCAATTAGTTACAATATCAACATTGTTGTTAGGCTTTGTTACGGTTACAATCTGTCCAGTTAATTTAAATGAAATTGTAATTGTTGTACAATTCTCTTTAAACATGTATAACGAACCTGAAATGTTTGGGTGTGTTCTAGTCCAACTAGAATCTTTATTACAATTAGAAACAGGATTTGATTGTTTTTGAGTAGTTGTTACTACTGGTTTTGGATCATCTTGTTTTTTATTACAAGACAATATTGAAATTGTTATGAGTATTAATAATAGATTTTTCATAATTTTTAATATTTGGGTTTTTCTGCATAATTAATAATGTCCACAACTTGTACAATAAATAAAGCTATTCCCATTGATAAAAATAACCAATGTCTGTAGCCCCAATGAATAGTTCCTTTAACGTGTCTAACTTCTTTGTAACCTTGACTACACATTTGATTCCATGTGTCTGAACCATCTATACAAACAGTATCACCAAAAAACTTTGGAGTTAACTCTGGTATAAAAGAAAACAACATTGCTGTTACAAATAACAATATTATTCTAAAGGAGATAGTTTGAATTTTTGTTAATTTCATGATTTTTGTTGTTTAAATTGTTTTTTGTTCTTCTTGAAATATTTTAAACCAGTGATTACGTGCTGCATCTGATTTTGCTAGTTTAATAGCAATATTTCTAACAGTTGTTACATCATTAATAATGTGTTTTAGTTCTGGTATTTCCTTTATACTAGCTTCTTCAATAGTTTCTACTTTATTGTTTTCAATAGCTTCTATAAGTAATGACTCATGTTTATCAAAATCAATTATTAAAGAACTATGAGCTTCTGGATTAAATGTTTTATTATACTCAGAAACTAATTCAACTTCATGGTGGTGAACACCCCCAAAACCTACATTTAAAGTTATTTCTTCTTCCAATCCATAATAATTTTTACCTACTTCACAAATTGTACATGTTTTACCATGTAATTTAAAAGCAGAATTTGACTGGTTACCTGTTACTTTTACTTTATCACCAACTTTAAATGTTTTCATTTTTCTTGATTTTATGTATTTTTTGTAAACCTTAGTTAATACTTCAAAAGATATATCACTTTCTTTAGTTATCCAAGTGTTAGGTAAACTATAGATTATGATATATTTTTTCTTTTTATTTGTTGTTAAAGATCTCCACCAAATAAATGCTTCTTCTTCCATTACTTTTTAAGTTTTGAAAAGTAAATATCTGCTTGTTTATCTATTTGAGAATCTGTTAAAGGTTGTTCTTCATCAGGCTCTTCACAATCTTGTTCTTCCTCTTCAATGTCATCCTCTAAACAAGGACAACATGAAGACATACAGTTATTACACCACATTATTTTTAACTTTTAAAAAGTTTTCAATAATAATCTCAAGAATTTGTTCATCCACATGACAATCTTCATACCCTGTCCATTGTAAACTACCTTGAATTGCTTCTGCTAATTCTTTATAGTTTTTTGGGACAGTATTTAGAAATTCATCCATTACAACTTTAGTTTTTTCTAATGCTTCAGTTGGAGTTTTAAATCCCATGCAAAGATTATTTAAAGTACTATTAAACGTATTTCCAGCAGTTCCTATTTTAGAATAGGCTCTAAAGCATTTTGTTTGTTTGTTAAAAGATATTTCTATCTCAAATCCTTTGTATACTTCTGTATCTATTGTCATAATACTAATTTATGTTTAAATCCTTCTTTAGTTCTAATTTGTATTTTACCTGATCTATATTTACCAGTTGCTTCAAGCTTTTTCTTTTCTATTTGTAAAAGTTGTACAGTACTTCTTTCACAAAGTACTGTAGGAACTTTATCAGGTTTAGTGTAAATTAAGAGCCACATTAAATAGATACTATTTTATATTTAACCTAATATCTCCTAAATAAGCTTTTTCAAGTGATATATTATAATACAAATCATGCCACAAAGGTATTTTTAGATTAGATCTGTATATAGAGTTACCTTCAAGATAATCTTTTTTCGTCTTTTCTACTTTTTCTCTTTTATCTTTTGGTAACTTCGATTTACAAGTATATATTAAACGAATAGATACAGACTTTTCAGATGGAGCATGTACATCAAAAGAGACTTTGACTCCAATAAACTCAAATTCCATACCATCTCTAGAAAGTATAGAATCTTTGTATTTATAAAGAATGCTTTCTTTTGTGTTACTTTCTACTTCTTCTCTTATTGCTTGAAATGTAAGATATGTTTTAAATTCTTCTTTTAAACAATCTGTTATAATGGATTGTAAACGATCTAACCTGTTCATAATTTTAAACTTTAAGTTGAAATTTAATTTAATTGTTGAGAAGATTGGATTCGAACCAATATACATTAGTACTACGTAATACTAAATACACCCTAGACGGTGTTGTTTTATCCAGTTAAACTACTTCCCATTGTATTTAAACAACTATCACTCAAAGAATAATAGTTGTTTATAATATAACCGTTTAGAGTTATTCAACAGACTATCTGCTGCTTAACACTGTGAAGATGATAGGATTCGAACCTGTATCTCCCTGACCCAGTCAGGTGCTCTATCCAATTGAGCTACATCCCCAACCTTTTTAAAGATACTTTAAATGATAAATTACAATTAAAATAGCTATAAAAGATAATCCACTTAATGAAGATATTGCAGATTGTTTATTATTTAAAGCATTGATTCCAATTATTCCTAGCATAACTTCTACTAGAAATAATAATACATAGATTGTGTGCATAATTTATGTAATGTTTAGACTTAATTAATTTTCAAACCAAGGTCTTTTCCACAAACATCTTAAAGTAGGAAAATGGTCATGTCTACGTCCTTGTTGAACACTTATAAATAAACCTCTTTCTTGACAAAGACCAATGGAAAGAATCATTAGCACAAAAAGATGCAAAAGATCACTTCCAAAAGCTACTGGTGTTAATAAAACTCTAACTATTATGTGTAACATAATTATAATGTTTAGATAAACTATCTCTTCACAACATGTGATTCACCTACGTGGTTAGAGATAGTTTAAGAATTTTTACTGCAACATTGCTTCTAATTCTTCAATAGATTTAGATTGAAGTTGACCTTCTTTCTTTTCTTGAATAAGAGCCATGATTTTTTGATTGTTTTCTTTTCTTTCTTTAGCGGTTCTTTCAGCTTCAGCAAGAGATTTTTTAGTGAGATAAACATCTTTAAGGATGTCAAACCTAAGTTGTTCTGTTGTGTCTACTGTAACTGAATTATCTAGAAAAGATAACTCATCATCATCTGATTTTTTTAGACTTTTCTTTACATTTTTGACACATGTAGCTAAATCTGTTTGTGACAATTGCCACAATTGTTCTACAGATAAAACTCCTTTTGATGTGTTGAACCTAAGTCCAAGCATACTAGCATTTTTGTACATTTCCATTGTTTTTAATTGTTTTAGGGTTGATTGAGTTAAAAATAATATGGATGGATGGACTCGAACCCTCGACCTTGACATTATGTAGCGGTATCACGCTCTACCACTGAGCTACATCCAAATTACTTTCTTAAAATTTTATTTTGATTACTCTTTTGAAACTACCTTGAAGACGAACTATTAATTCATCTCTTACAGTTGCATTAAATCCAAGACCTGACAACTGCTTTTCAGATGGCTCTATCATTGTAGTGTTGCCTAACACTTCAAGAACTTTTCTGTGATTTGCTAATTCAGGGATAAGGTTTTCAGCATGAAATGATCGAATAGATACTGGTGATTTACAGTTGTCTAACATAAACATGTAGTGTTTGTTACCGACATTATTACCATCCCAATGATTAGGACTTAAACAAACAAGATTTACTTTATGAAAGTTGTTGCTTTCTAAACCATAAATTTCTTTGTTAACACCTTCTCCTTCTGTTGCTGGTAATAAATGTTTAATTGTAAATATACCATTCTTTAGTGTCACTTCTGCAATCTGAACATTACCTGACACTGATTTATCGTAAGAATATGAATACAATTCTCCATTAAATTCAATCTCAGCTTTAAACCCTTTAGAACTTCTAGCTGAATATTGATTAATAGATAGTTTATACACACCATCATACATAGTAGACAAAGATGGATAAGTAATGTTTTCAACAGCGAGTTTACCACTTGGAGTCATAATATCTACATCTAAATTACCTCCTGTAGGACTTCTTTTGTTTCCATAATAAATATGGAAATTTTTAGGTTCTATACAGTGTAAATCTAAATCAGAGTTATCTCCATTCCCATCAGCCCACATCATTGAGAATCTTAATACTCCATCAACTTTACCTCCTTTAGATTTAACTTCTTCTTTAATTTGGGATTTACCAGCAAGATTACCATTAAATGTCCAAGAGTAATTGTTAGACCATTTGAATATAGGTTTAGATTCTTTAGCATTACTAGTGGTTAAAGAAACCATATTGCCTTCTTGTTTATTAGTCAAAAAAGCTTCAATTGATATACAATTTGGTAAAATATCAGTCATGAATTTTTCAATAGTAACTTCTTCAACCCCATCAAACTCACTACGTTTATGACGTGTAGATGTTGATTTAACACTATCAAAAATAGAAACTGATTTAAGTTCTCCTTTTCCAGAATTAATATGCTTAATTTCAGACACTTTAATATCGTCAATTGTTGCATGTCTTCTATCAAAAGATGCTTCATAATCGTTCTCTTGAACAAACTTCTTAGCTTCCTCAATTTGTTTTTTAGTGATTGGTGCAACTGCTTTCATGTAGTTTGCAGGATCAACACGTTTATTCCAAGATTGACAAGCTTTATTAAGTTCTTCACCTTCAGCTAATTCTGTACATAATACACCAATTAGTTCATTTTTAAACTTCGCAAATGGAAGTTTGTTAGATTTAACCCAACACCAGTTATCTTTGTCAGATTGAGCAAGTAAATCATACTCTCTTTTAAGAGGTATAATTTGTTCAATTTTATAAAGATGAGTTTGACCATCCAATAAAGAACCTTGAATAATTAAGTCTTTAACTAAATTCAAAGTATCTAAAGAAATAACTTCCATTGCACGTTGAAACACATTTTTTGAGTCTCTGTATTCACCCATTAATGCTTCAACAGATTTACCAGATTGGTCTACAAATTGTGTGGGTAAATCTAAATGAAAGTGTTTAAACGTATAGATTTCAGATTCTTTAACAACACCAAACTTAGCGACTTCTTCTTTTGTGTATTGTTTGAAGTTTTTGTCAATTCCTAATCTGAATTTAATGTTAGTTTTAACACATTTTTCATAAGGAAGAGAATTAAGTTCTTGAAATGTTTCAAAGAATACTTCTGTAATTTTACTTGATTTTAATTTAGCACTAATTGCTTTAGCTGGGTCTGAATACTTTCCTTCAACATCAACATCAAATAAAGACATTAATTTGAAATCACTATC